GGGGCGGCGAGGGTGCTTTGCGTGGCAAACGCAGCCGTTAACGAAAGGGCCACAACAGCCGCGCCACTGAGGAAAATCGCACTGCCGCCCGCTGAGGATTCGGCCACAGTACGGGTCAGCGTATCGGTCGCGAGATCAGTATAGATGCCGCTGCCGACCTCCCAATTCAGACCGTCATCGATCGCATAATACACCGTGCCAAGACTGACTAACTGGCCGTCTAACAAGGCCTGCCCAAAGGAGCGAAAGCCGATGGGCGCAGCGCCGAGGCTGAGCGTGCCGGTGCCCAGTGTCGAAGTATTGGCCCGCACCCGTTCTGCATATAAATTGGCCACCGCCGTCCCCTTGGTTTCCGGTATTTAGCGGCAACCAAGCCATGCTATCAGCCTTCCGTGGAATGGTTCAGGAACAAAGCCAAGCGTTTCTTGATATGCTCGATATACTCGCTCTCCTGTTCAATCAGAATGGCATTGAAACCTTCCTCCACAGCCGCCAATCCAGTGGTGCCCGATCCAGCAAAGCAGTCTAATACCGTGCCGCCCGTTGGTGTGATCAGGCGGCACAGATAGCGGATCAGCGACAAAGGCTTCATCGTCGGATGTTTCGATCCCTCACGCTCTTTGGGCGAAACCTTCGATGTATAGAAAAACCGAGCAGCAGTGCCGGTGTCATCGAAAAACGAGCCAGGTACACGATCCCAATGATTGTAGATGCCGTTTTGTCCAGTCCGACTAGGTTCATGCCCTCTTACCGGTGCTGAAGCCCCTCGTTTACCATATTTGGCGAATTCTTCCATCACTTCGTCTGAGCCGTCATGGATTACGTTAGTGGGCCAGCGTCCTCGGATCGTGTCTTCAACGGCGATACTGCCACGTACATCAAATGCTCCATAAGTTACCGCGCCATGGGAGTTTGAACGACCCGGACGCGGCCCATCAGTTGGTACCCTGCACTCATCAATATTGATATTACCTGTGCCATGTGTCATTACGTTTACTGCCACTGTGCCACTCAATGGCTTACGCAACAACCACCAATCTTCACACGCCGGTTTTAGATGATTGCTTGATTTGGGAAATCCGCTTCCAAACAGGTAAGCAATGCGATCTCTAACCTCCCAACCTGCGTTCTCCCAGGCGGTCGCTGTCCAATGTGATGTCCGGGGAAAGCTCCACACCAGAGCATAACCACCCGGTTTGGTAAGCCTGAGACATTCGGCTGAAATATATGTCATCCACATAATCCAATCATCCCGTCCGCCTTTGTTAGAATCCCAAACCTTTCCCATGAACGAAATGCCACCGGGTGGGTCTGTCACGATCGCGTCTATTGACTCGGTTGGCATTCTTTTCATCATTTCGAGGCAATCGCCCTCATACAGATTAATCGGCATTGAATTGAATCATCCTTGTGTGAATGGGGCGGTTCCCAAGTAATGTTCGACATCAAAAACCGTGCTGAAGCTAGAGATTGTTCCTTCCTATGGAACGTTAACAACGGCACAACTTTGTGCGAAGAATGTCATCTAGCTGAACATGGCAGAACTTTCAGGACCTCAGAAGCACGCCCTAAGCGATGCATCCTTATTCAGGCAAGGATAACTGATGATGGAGCCATGGTTCCATACGCTTGAACTTAGCTTGGGTAGCGACAATGATTTCGCCTTCCAGCATGTCGTTATTGTGGATCATCAATTTGATCACGGCACGCAGATCGCCTATTTCATTTTGTAGGCGCTGCCGATTGGTCAATGCGTTGACCCCGTCAAACGGGTTGACGCTCTCATAACCATGCCGCAATATTTTGCCGCCCATCTGGATGATCTCGCCGCATTCTTCGACAAGCAATGCTACGCGCTCGGCTTCTGCCGGGGTCAAATCATTAAAATAATACATGGGAATCTCCACCGGCTCTAACTCGCTCATGCGAGCGAACTATGTAGCGGTGCGGTCAATGCCAATAGCCCGTCACGCGCCTCGGCAAGCACGCTGGGCCAGTCAAACAGACAGGGCTGGCGGATGATGCGCATGCTGGGATACCACCGCGTAGACGGCTCTGTGAGGCCCCAGCGCCAGCACGATTGGAATTGATTGAGCAGCCAGACCGGTGTCCCCATGGCGCCCGCCAAATGCGCCGTCGAGGTATCCACCGAGATCACCAAATCCAACGCCGCGATCGCCGCCGCCGTGTCCTGCCAATCGTCAATATACGGGCTGGCGTCGAAGATGCCGGTCGAAACACCAGCATGCGCGCCCATCTGCAAAGAGACGAACGAACATCCCGGCACATCCAGCAACCCAGCGATTTGCTCGAACCGTAAGGAACGATACTTGTTGGCGCGATATTCGCTATGACCACCAGACCAGACGATGCCGATGCGAATGCCGTCCAAGACCGCCAAGCGAGTAGACCATTCCGTGGTCGATGGCGCGCACAGATAGGGCGCATTCGACAGATCGTCCAGCCCGGCGCCGAAAATCCCCATCAGACTGTCGATCCAGACATGACAATCATACGCTTCGGGCACGTCGATCATCACTGCGACATTGGTCAGATGGGCAAAACTGTGCTGGAACAGACGCACCAATTCACCCCCCGGCACCACGGAGACTTTGCCAAACCGGGAGGCCACCAACGCAATGTAACGGGCACTTTGTATGGTATCGCCGAACCCCTGTTCGGCATGCACCAAAATATGCTCGTGTGACTGCTGGCAGGAGCGTTCACCCCGCCATTCGGGACCACTCAGCGGCACGGTGTCACTGGTTTTGCTCCTGCGTAACTCATAACCAGCCCAGCCGTCCTCGAACCGCCCAAGGGCTAAGAGCGCACACGCCTTGAAGAACCGCGCCTCGTGATCCTCGGGCGCGACTTCCAAGGTCTTGTCATACCAAAACAGCGAGTCCTGGTAATGGCCCATCCGGGCGTAGAGCGCCGCCATGTTGTAACGCGGCAGATAAGCGTCGGAGAGCGCGTTGGCCAACGTCAAATGACGCAATGACTCAGGAAACCGGTCGAGATCGCCATAGGTCAGGGCAAGGTCCATATGGCATTCTGGCGAGCGTGGCGCCACGTCGAGGCCACGCAATAAGACGCCCAAACTCGCGTCTAGTTGGTTCAGCCGACGCAACACCATACCAAGGTTGACATAGGCGGTGATGGCGTCCGGCTGTATCTCGATCGCGTGTGCGAAATAATCCGCCGAACGCTGGACATTCCCCGCCTGATAGAGCCGCACACCAACGGCGAAAACTTCATCAAAAGTGCCAAACACGAAGCGTCGCCCTTACCAAATCGTGCCATCAATACTGACCGGCAAGACCCCGCTCCAGCGTCGTGGGGCGTCCGGCATGGCGGGCAGATCACCCACCAAGCGCCACTTGCCGCGCACGGGAGGGGTCAATTGGGTCCATTTCGGAGCAGGTGGGGCGATCGGTTTGGGTTGTGGCCGAGCATGCTTCCCCGCCTTCAATTGCAGATTATATTCCGGCTTCAAGGTATCGATGTAGTGCTGCTCACGTTCGAACAGCATGCTCCGATTGGGTTCGCAGAGTTCGATTACTTCGCAGATGAAATTTTCAAGGCCATAAAGACGCATGGCCGAATACAGATGGGAGCGTCGCGTGGGGATCGCTTTGATCGCCTGATACTGATGTTGGTCCCAGCGTTGCGCAATATCGACGGATGAGCCGATGTAAAACTTGCCCGACAGCAGATTGGAAATCCGATAGATGCCGGGCTGAACTGATAGAGTCATAAAGTCTCGCTTGATTGTTATCTACCACCATTTATCAAAGCGAGATGATGACAAAAAAACGCCAGACGATTGCGCGTCTGGCGTTTTGTTGAGGATGCTACTCAGTATCCGGAGTGATAACCGTGACCATAGCTGCTGTTGCCGTATGATCCCGTGTTCTGGTGTTTGCGGTATTGATGTCGCTTCCAGGCCCCAGCCGCGCATCCAGCGGCGCCGCCCAGGACCGCATGCCCCTGACCGACGAAATGTCCGGCCAGGGCGCCACCGGCACCGTATTTCAGGCAGCCGCCCGGCTCGGCCGAAGCATTGTCTGAAAAGCCGAAGGCGAATATGGAGATCAAAGTCGCTGCGATTAATGATTTCATTGAATTGTCCCTCACCGCAATATTTAGGCTTTTTGCCGTCGCCGAACCGTGATACTGATCAACGCCTCGACCGACTCAACGTCGCGGTCGCTTAATCCGGTCTCGATCTGAGCCAGATAAGGCATAGCGGCGTTGTCCGCGTTCGGCTCATAGGAACCGATTAGTTTCCAGTCAGACGCTGGCGGATGCACGTCGTTGTGCCGGGTGTAGCGCACCCGATTGTCGTTCCTGGTATTTTGAAATGCCTTGATCGCCATAAGTGAACTCC